GCGTTTATTTTTAAAATAATTTCTTTAGAAGGTAAATAACCTCCATTAGTATACTACTAATATACCACAAATATTTGACATAAAAAAACTTTTATGCGTTTATTTTCACTTTTTGGCATTTAATGAGGTAGATATATATGTTTACAGATGGACATAAAGTCTATCGCTAACTAAAAACATTCAACTATATGACAATTTCAGAAGCAATTAGTGCTGTTCGTGTTATGTTAGGCGAAGACCCTAAAAAGGTAGACGTTAAACAAACAGAGGACGAGAAGAAAGAAGTTAAATTAGCCAAAGATGTTCTTGTAGATGGCACACCAGTATATTCTGATGGCGATCTCGAAGTTGGTGCAGTATTATACGTAGAAACTCCAGAAGGAGAAGAAGATGTATTGGCTCCGATTGGAAAGCATGAAACAGAATCTGGACTAATTGTAACAGTTGGTGAAGCAGGTTTAGTAGAATCTATTGACGAAGTAGTAGTCGACGCTGTCGAAGAAGAAGTTGTTGTAGAGGAACTAGAAGATGCAGAACCAAAGAAAGAAGAAATGGATGCAGACTCTTTATTAGAGGCTATTGCAGACATGATTAAAGGTTACTCTAAAGAAGTAATTGAAGTAAAAGAGGAATTATCTCAACTAACTGAGAGATTCGCAGCAGTAGCAGATCTTCCTGCAGCTCAACCAGTCAAAAAATCATTTATGAAACAAGCTAAAGCTGCTAAAGAAGTAGCAGATGCTCGTATTGATCATTTATCATCTTTGAGACGTAAATCATTAACCAAATAAAACAAATAATAATATGTCATTTAATTTAGCAGCATTGACAGCATATACTCAAGAGAACACAGATTTATTGAGTGAGTCAATTTTAAACACAAAAGAGCTACAACACGTAGCTATTAGAACAGGAGTTCCTGCAGCAACAAGTACTATCAACGTATTTAGCGGAACTATTACAGAACAAGACAGAGACTGTAACATGGCTGACGCTGGAAACCTAACTTTCGATCAAATCGATATTTCGGTAGAAGACAAAGCAATTGCACAATCTTTATGTCCAACAGATTTGAGAGAATACTGGATGTCAGAAAGAATGAAGCCAGGAGCAGTAGGTGGAGAAGAAGTCCCATTTGAGGAAACGATAGTGGAATATGTTTCTAAATCAGTTCAGGAAAACATCTCTAACTTTATCGGTACAACATTAATCGCAGCTATTACAGTAGCAGCAGGAGCAGGTGACTCAGGTCAAACAGTAGCTTCTACAGCAGCAACTATCGTAGATGATTTAAACGATTTATATGATGCATTAGACGAAAGAGTGAGATTAATGGATGATGTAGTGATCTTTTTATCACCTTCATACTACAGAATGGCAATTCGCGCTTTTGTAGCATCGAATCAGTTTCACTATGACTTCGAAAATGGAGCTGGAGATGTATATCTTCCAGGTACTAACGCATTGTTAGTTCAGTCTTCAGGATTCATTGGATCTAACGCATTCGTTGCATTCCCATCTAAATACGCTATCTTCGCGACAGGATTAATGTCAGACGCAGAAACGATCAATATGATATATGATAACGTTAATGATAAAGTTGCAATGAGAGCATACTACCGTAGAGGACTTTCAGTTTACTCTGTAGACCAATGTGCTAAAAACGGAACATTATAATAAACTAACCTATGAGAGAGGTGTAATGCCTCTCTCATTATAAAAAAACAACACAGATAATATGTCATGTAACATAAACAGTAATATTGCCCTAGATTGTATAGATGGAGCAGGTTCGGTTGTTAAAGCGTTAGTATTAAATGGACCAGCTGATTCATTCACAGAAACAGCAGGAGTAGTTGATGGAATCACCATTGGTGGATCTGCTGTAACTTCAGCAGATTGGTTCGAATGGGATCTTCCTAGACAAACTAGTTCATATAGCGAAAACGCAACAATCTCAGTAGAGAACGGAACTTTATTCTTCGATAAAAATCTAGCTTTATTTTTCAACAAAATGGATGCAGCTAAAAGAAACGAATTTCTATTAGCAGCACAAAACCAAAAAATGATCGTAGCATTCACAGATGCGAATGGAACATCATGGGTATTTGGTTTAGAAAAAGGTGCATACACTAGTGCAGCTAACGCCGTAACTGGTAGTGATTTCGCAAGTAGAAATGGGTATGAAATTACTCTTTCTTCTCAAGAAACAGAACCAGCATACGTTTTAGATGCTACTTTAGTGCCATAATTAGCTTTATAACACTAATCAAAATGAAAGGGTAGCAGAAATGCTGCCCTTTTTTCGTTGATATATACAAAGTACAGAGTTTTTATATTTGTATTAAACAGACCACACGTAAATGACAGTAGAACTATTCGGACAAGATGTAGACAATTTTCTATTTTGGAATATTCCAAATTTATCTTCAGCATTTGGAGAGTGGAATTTAGTATTTAAATCTCAACATAGTAATATGGAAGTAGATTTAAATGTAGTTAGTTTAGCAATATCTGGAAATTCTAGATATTCTAGATCTAATTTTGCTATTATTCCACCGTCAGCACCAGCAGTACAACATATTAATGGAATATATGAGGCTGAACTATCAAATCCTGTATTAGGATTGAGTTACAAACAAGTAGTTAAATTAATAACTAAAACAGGAGGTAATACAGGTACTACTCCGTACATATCAAACAACGAAGATCGTGAAGCGATCGTATATTATAAACCAGAATATTAATTATGAGTAGAGTTCCAGAATCACTATATAGTGTAAAAGGTGGTCAATTCCAAGCAATTGAACTACCTAATATTAAAGCACAAAAAGGAAAAGATTGGATGAAATATGGATTACATAATCTATTTCCACAAAACCTAATTGAGGTTTACAACACTTCTGCAATGCACCAAACAGCATGTCACGCAGTAACAGATGCAATTGTAGGACAAGGTTTCCTAAAAGTAGGAAGCGAATACGTAAATCTAGATGGAGAAACACTAGATACTGTATTTAAAAAGGTAGCTTTAGATTATGTTCTTTTTGGAGGTTATAGTTTAAACCTAATTTGGAATAAAGAAGGTACACGTATATCAGAAATTTATCATATTCCTTTTGCAAACGTTAGATCAGGTCAAAAGAATGAAGAAGGAGATGTAACTCACTATTATTATGGTGAAGATTGGACTAATGTTAGAAAGTATAAACCAAGAGAATATAAAAAGTTTAGTCCAACTGATAATAAAGGAGATGATGCGTCACAGATATACTATGTTTATGACTATCAACCTGGACAAGATTTTTATCCTCTTCCAACATATATGGGTGCATTAACTGACTGTGAATTAGATGCCAGAATCAGTCGCTTCCACAATCAGAACCTGAAAAATGGTTTAAATCCTTCCATGTTCATCCAGTTCAGATCTGGTATACCCACAAATGACGAAAGACAGAAAATTTACGCTGAGATTAACGCCGCATTTAGTGGTGAGGAAAACAGTGGAAAAGCATTTATGTCATTTAGTAGACCTGGTGAAGAAATGGAAATTACACCACTTGAGAATTCTTCTTCCGATTATTATACAATACTTGAACAAAGAATTACAAGTCGTATAATGACAGCACATAGAATAACTTCAGCGAAACTTTTAGGAATTTCTGAAGCGTCAGGCTTTTCTAATAATGCAGAGGAGATCGTGGTTGCATACCAACACTTTTTAGCAACAACTATTAAACCAAAACAAGAAATGTTAACCTCATCGCTTGAATTCGCTTTGAAGTTTTATGGTTTAACAGTTAATTTACATGTAGTACCTAACGAGATACTACCAACTGTAGCAGAAAAGATTGAAATTAAAGAAAAAATAGAAGAATAATAATGAGTCAAACTGCATTACTAATTAGCGAACAGAGAGTTAAACAATATACTAATCTAGATAATAATGTTAGAATGGAAGAAATTACTCCATTCATTATTCAAAGTCAAGATCTATATCTCCAGCCCAGATTGGGAACTAAATTCTTTGATAGATTAAAAGCAGGTGTCATCGCAGGTGACTTGTCTGCTGACGAAAAGAGTTTACTAAACGATTATATCAGTCCAATGTTAGCGCACTACAGTGTGTATATGATGCTACCTGGACTAAAGTATAAATTAGTAGAAAAAGGTATTGTTAGTGGAACTTCAGAAGAGACTGCACCAACAAGTTTACAAGAATTAGAGTATTTGAGAAATAGCACAATGGAAACTGCACAGTTTTATGATGAACGTTTACGTGATCATTTACGTGATCTTCCAAGTGGTACATTCCCACAATACACACAACCTGGAACAGATGGTATGCATCCTGATTATCAAACTGCATATTTTGCAGGATTAGTAGTTCCAAAATATTATAATAGACGATATGAAGAAGCATGTAACTGTAACTCCGATTGCGACTGTATTGGAGGGATTCCAATCAACTAAACCAAGAAAAGAAAACATTACTAAATTGTATTCTTTTATAAAACAAACTAAAACGAATGAGATCAAAAATTGATACTTTTTTAAATAAATGGTTGAGTAGAAAACTAATGGTATTTTTAATCGCAACTGGACTTGCTACCTTTGGTAGTTTAACTAGTAGTGATTGGGTAACTATCAGCATAGTTTACATAGGGACACAGGGAGCACTAGATATTGCGACTAAATTAAAACAACAATAAATAAATTATATTTGAATTTATATGGCAATAACTAGTAATATGACAAGTGCAGTACAAGAATACGTATTTGTTCAATCAGAAGGAGTAGTAATAGTTCCAACAAATGGATCATGGATCCAAGCATACTGTGAATATTTAGGTATAACATCAGCTGTGAATGGTTCTTGGTTGCAAGCGTTATGTGAATTTCGTGGAGTAACTGAAGCTAGTAACGGGTCATGGGTTCAAGCATTAGCAGAATCATATAATATTACACTACCTATTAATGGAAGTTGGTGGATGGCACTTGCAAATGAGGAAGCACCATTACCAGCATTTATATGGAATATTAACAACGTACTATGGGAATCAGAAACGAGAACATGGTCTTTAACCTAAATTATAATAAAAATTAAAAAACAATAATAACTAATGAGTACATTAACAGGACAAGCGATTAATGCATCATACGAAGGACTTTTAAAGACTCTCGATAATGCAGCAATCAACGGAACAAACAGAGTGATCACTGACGGTGTAGGAAACCAACTACCGCTAGAAGCATCAACAACAACAATTAAATTTACAGGTAATGCAGACTTTACTTCAGCAACCGTAACAGGTATTGCATCAGGTGGTTTAGTTAGTGGTACTGGAACTGATTCTATGCAATCAGCTTCTACTTTAACTACTGTAGCAGCAAACGCTTCAGCAGCAGATACTATTGCTTTAGGTGATGGTGCAACTGCAACAAGTGGTAATAACATTGCAATTGGTAATACAGCTAATGCAGGTGGAGATGACGCTTTTGCTAGAAGTAACGTTGCAATTGGTTTTAATACTGATGCTACAAATGAAAAAGATGTAGCTATAGGTAATGGAGCACAAGCAACAGGATCAAGATCAACTGCAATTGGTGATAGTTCTAATGCATCAGGTAGTAGAGCTGTAGTAGTAGGTGCTAGTTCAACAGCATCAGCATTTTCAAGTGCAGTATTCGGAGCATTTAGTACAGCTAGTGCTGAAGGAGCTACAGTAGTAGGTGGATATGGTTCATCTGCAACTCAAACAGATGCTATAGCAGTTGGTAAAGAAGCTGACGCTTTGGCAGCAGGTGCAATAGCAATTGGAAAATTAGCACAAGCAACAGCTACAGACGCTATCGCTTTAGGTAAAGATGTAACTGGTAATATTGCAAGTACAGTTTCAATGAAAGCTGTAGAACTACAAACAGACTCAACACCAACAGCTGGTGGTATTATTATGTCAGATGCAGGTGGTACAGACAGACGTTTAAACATTACTGCAACTGGTGATTTACAAATTGATTCTACCGCAGTAGGTGGTGGAGGAGCCGCTGGTATGACTGCTGGTTCTGGTTCTAATTCAGTACAGAGTGCTGTAACAGGAGCTACAGGAAGTGCAACTTCAAGTAATTCAATCGCAATTGGTAACGGTGCAAGTGCATCAGGAGGCACAGGAGCAATGGCATATGGGCAGGATGCAGTTGCATCAAGTACACATGCTGCTGCCTTTGGACAATATGCAGAAGCTACTAACTCATATGCTATTAGTTTTGGTAGAACTTAAGTAGCATCAGGAGATGGTTCAGTTGCTTTCGGTCAACAAACATCAGCTGGTCAAGCAGGTGCAGTTGCAATGGGAAGACAAGTTACAAGTATAAATGCAGATACAACACACGTTAGAGCATTGTATGTAGTTGCACCTGATGGTGGAACTGGTGGTAATGGTATTACAATGCTATCTCCAGACGGAACAGCATACACATTAACTGTGTCAAATGCAGGAGCTTTAGTTATTTCATAATAAATTGAAACAAAAATAAAAAAAGATATATAATTAGTAACAAACAAACTATTTCTTTTTTACGTACGGTGCGCCACACCTTCTTTTTTACTTTTTAGTTGTTTGTTATTATTTCCTGGTTATCATAATTCCAGGTGTTTTATATATTTTGTTAAAGAGATCTAGATTCTTCTAGGTCTCTTTTTTTATACATGACTTTTTTTATGAAACAAAGGGATATATAAACTATATAAAGAACATAAAGACCATTAAAACAAAATATTATGAAAAGTAAAACATTACAGAAATATCTGGATAATAACAAAGGCAAATTCCACTACTCATTCGATTTTATTACTAAAAGTCCAGCATTAAAAGGACACACATCTAAAAAAATTATTCTAAATATCATGGTTGGTTCTGACTATGCAATGAATGATAAAGTTATTTGGACTAGAGAGAAATATCAAGAGTTGTCTGGATGTAGTTACAGTGCAGTTAGAGACATCTTTGACTCATTAACGTATGAACATATCCTGATACAAATTAAAGACACCACAAACTACGATTTAGATTTTGGTTCTTTGATGCGTAGATTAGAAAATAAACAACCACTATCTATACCTAGAAGAATAAAGAAAACTGGTCTCCAGGACAAGACTAGTGGTCTCCAGGACAAGAGTACTGGTCTTGAGGACAAGACTACTGGTCTCCAGGACAAGAATACTGGTCTCCAAGACCAACATATAGATACTATACATATAATAGATAATAATAAATCTATTATATCTGAGGATGACGGTGATTTTAGATCACCTCCATCCAAACCCAACAAAACCATAACTAAACGAGAACTAGAACATTTCTTGAATAGTATTGATATTTAAAGGTCTATATGAAACAAAGGGAACATTTCCTATATAATAACTATATTAACTAAATAAAACAATTAATTATGAAAATCAATGAATTACCAAAAGGTAGAACCAGATTAACAAGTAAAGAAAAACAAACTATTTTAAAACTACGTCTAGATGGATATAGTTTAAAGCAAATTGCTGAAGCTACCAATAGATCAGCAACTACAGTTAAAAGAATAGTTTACGCATACTAAAAAATAAAAACAAAATATTATGAAGATACACAATAAAAATTACGACAACCTAGACTTTAATATACCAAATTCTATATGGACAGATAGATCAATTAATGGTCTTCAAAAGATATTGCTTCCTTTAATAAAGAAATTTACATCTAATGGTACTAAACCATGTGAAGCTTTAACTGGACAAATATCACAGATATTACATACACATGAAAAGGATATTAAATATAATTTAGAACAGTTACATAAAAAAGGTCATATAGAGATATACAAGGACGCTGGTAGTAAAACCAATTATTCTATTACATATAAATATAAAGAACCATCTAAACGTGCACCAGAATCATCAGGTACGTCTCCAGTATTTTAAATATATACATAAACCTTTAAATTAAAAAAAATGACTATAGATATTCCATTATGGGCAAAAGATATAAAAGACGAAGGAGTATTATTATTCATTGCGTTTGCAGATAGACTAGCATCTATGAATGGTTATGACGTTAGATACACTATGGAAATAACAGATGCAACCAGAATATGTAATAAAAGATCAAATGGATTGCCAGCTTGGTTGAGATCATATGATGAGCTCGAAAAAAATATGTTGATTGGACAACCTTTTTCAGATGTTTTATGTTTTGAATTTAAAAAGCAACATTTACATAGTCCTAGTAGAAGTACTCATTATAATTATCAAATGAAAAAACCATTCAGAACTAAATATAATATAAAAAAATCTAGGTTTAAATTTGTATGGATGTATTTACTTGGATGTTTAAACAATAATTTAATAGGAACAGAAAGCAACCCTAATGTTCATTTAGGAAATACATTTGGATATTCTACATTTAAAATTACAAGAGAAGCTGGCGATTATATGGGTGCATACGAACCAAAGAAAGCAAAATAAATGGACAGATTCTTTACTAACCATTACAAAGACATAGTTAAAATGACTGAGAAAATAACTCAGCATAGAGACTATGAAGAAATTGCACATTATGTAATGGAACAGTTTATGATCCACCCAAGAAGAGATGAACTAATTAAAAAAGGAGAAGCAATGAAGTTTATGTCTGGTATGATTTGGCGTAACTTCCACAGTTCAACATCACCATATCATAAATTGTATAGACAGAATAGTAAAATCTTTCCATACGATCCATTTCTATTTAATGATAGTAACCTATCTAAAGATGATATTGATACTGATCATGATCAATCAAAGTTTCAAAACTACTCTGATAAAAAAAAGTTGAGAGTCAGATTACAAGATGAAGCTTTTGAAGATACTGATTATGATTGGGAAAAGGATCTAAAAATAGATGCAATCAATGGTATATTAGAAGATATGGAAGGTGAAGGTCTACATCTTTGGTATATTTCTACTTTATTTAAAATGTGGGTTAAACAACCTAATTATTCAGAATTGAGTAGACAAACTAGAATACCAAGAACCAGTATATCAGAAGCTATAGATGAAGCAAGAGAACACATAATACAAAAACTAAAAGACAATGGAATTATTGATTAAATTATTAGGAATAGCAAGTATGGCCGCAATGATACAGGAATTTCCTGCATATCAGTGGATAGTTAAACGACTAGGTCTACCAGACAAACCATTTAGTTGCACACTATGTTTTACGTTTTGGTTAACGATAGGACCTCAGTTAATTATATATGGTTATATAGGAGTCGCATACGCAGCCTTTTCCGCTGTCGCAGCAGAATTAATAGATAGAACGTTATGGAACAATTAAAACTAACAGAAACAGAGTTTGAGTGGATTGAAACAAATCTAACTCTAATTAGAAATGGTGTAGCAGTAGACGAACCATTTAGAAACGAAGTATTTAGACTTTACAATAAAATAACTGGTGGTAACAAAAAACCTAGTAGTTGTGGAAGATGTTGGAGAAATACCAAGAAAGAAGTCTACCAATATTATTTAAAAATATTAAATATAGTATAATGAAATATTATTTAGTTTACAGAAACAAGAAAGGACAACTAACTTTTAAATTTAGTGCCGAAGTAGTTTATTCTTTTTGGGCGAATTCACAACAATTCGCAGACAAACAATTAAAAAGGTACAAACAACTAGAAAAAAACCCAGATCAAGATGGCATTTAAAGGAGGAGACGAAAACATAAATAGAAACGGTAGACCAAAGGGTAGCAAAAACAAAGCAACTCAACATATTAGAGAAGCCTACCAAAAACTAACAGAAGATAATCTAGATAGAATGTCTATCTGGATCTCACAGGTCGCATCAGAGGATCCAGCTAAAGCCATGGATATAATGATACGTCTTTCAGAATATATCATCCCTAAATTAGCGAGACAAGAAGTAACAGGTAATGATGGAGAATCACTATTCAAAGACATTTCATTTAACTTTGGACCAGATATTAATTCAGATAACCGAGATCAAGATTGGAATCAATCAAAGACTGAAGAGCTGTAATACCAAATCATATGAGATATACAGGATTTACACCACATCCTAAACAAAGAGCAATGATTACTAGTATTCTAGAATCAGATGCGCTATATCATGTAGCATGTGTGGGTAGACAGTTTGGTAAATCATTAATGGGTATAAATCTCGCACTCTACTGGGCAATAAATAATCAAGGAGTAAAAGTCTTGTGGATTTCCCCGATTTATGCGCAGACGACAAAAGTACAAAAAGAAATAATGGCAGCCATAGGAGCATCAGGTTTAGTCAAATCATGTAACTACTCAGAAAACTATATCTCTTTAAAGAATGGCTCAGAAATACTATTCAGATCAGCAGAGAAGTATGATAATGTCAGAGGTTTAACTTGTCAATTTGGTATACTAGACGAAGCTGGTTTCATGAAGTCAGATGCATGGACAGAAGCTATACGCCCAATATTTCTAACTAGTGGCCGTAAAATTTTATTTTGTAGTACACCTAAAGGCAAGAATTGGTTCTATGATCTATTCCAACTTGGTAATTCACCAGACCATCCTAATTACAAGTCATACACTGGTTCTTCATATGACACACCATATATTGACACAGAGAACATAGAGGATGCCAAACGCACGCTACCAACTAATGTTTTCCAACAGGAATATCTAGCCAAGTTTATAGATTCAGGAGGAGAAGTCTTTACAAACCTAGAAAGATTACAAAAGACACCAACAGAACGAGCACCCTACTTTATAGGAGTAGATTTCGGTAAATCAAATGACTGGACAGTAGCCATAGTACAGGATTGGGATGGTAACATAGTCGATTGGTATAGAGACCAAAAATCAGAGTGGACTCAGATGATAGACAACATAGCTGCACTAGCCACTAAATGGCGAGCAACTGTTATGTGTGAAGTGAATGGAGTTGGTGACCCTCTGTTTGAAGATCTTCGCCGCAAGTACTACAACACATATCCATTTATAACTACTAATAAATCTAAACAAGAGATAATAGAAGGTCTCATCCTAGATACTAATAATCAAGAGATTGGACTACCACCGAGAGATCAGTTTCCATCACTTTGGTCTGAGTTAGAAACGTTTACATATGACTATAACCCTAATACTAGATCAATCAAGTACTCACACCCGCCGGGACTACACGACGATACAGTCATAGCACTCTCAATTGTAAACTATAATCGTAAACAAAAGAGATCAAGTGGTTATGCAGTTATAGGAAGTATGAGGTAGTTCAATACCACAAACTAATATATTTGTTCATATATGATCACAATTAACATAGAGGATATAGACTATCAGATAACTTCAAAGCCGACCATTGAAGAATGGCAAAGCCTAATGAAGTATGATTTCAATGAGTACTCACAATGGACTGCAATTATCCATACATTAACAGGTGCACCTATAGACCAGTTAGATAACATGGATTGGCAACAGAAACACCTTGCAGTAGTAATGGTAGCACACGCACTAACTGAGAGAGTAGAAGTGCCACTACCAGACTTTAATGAATTAGAGTTTGGTGTTTGGGTTGATGCTGAGTACTACTTTGCAATGGGTTTAGAGAAGTCATTACACCTAATTGTTGACAGAGTCGGACACACCACTACGGATGCACAAGAAGCCATGTATGTTATAGAGACATATATGACTTGGAGAGATTCGATATATAGACAGTACAGTGCATTGTTTAGTTATGAAGATCCTGATATAGAAGACATGGCAAAGACTAACAAACAAACAGCTACTGAAGTTGCGAAGGGTTGGTATAAAATACTAGTTGATCTTGCATCTGATGATGTCCTAAAGATAGACGCAGTGACCAAGTTAAATATCAAGGAAGCACTCAATTTCATGGCTTTGCGTAAAGAGAAACAGACAGCAGAGTTAAACAGACAGAAACAGAAACAAAGACAACAAATACAAAACCAAAGAAGATGACATACAAATCAATCGTAGATAAAATAGAAGGAGCGGTTAACGACCACGCAATGCTCTATGACTTTGGTTATGGTCAATTGAGTGATATTAAAGTACTCGATGAAGATGGTGATGGTGCAAACTATCCATACGCTTTCTTGGTCCCGGCGGGAGTTAGTCGTAATAATCAATCACAAGTATTTACATTTAGTCTGATCATAATGGAAATGGCTCTAACACCATCAGATGTCCTAACAGTTCAGTCAGACTGTATACAATATCTAAACGATATTATCTCAGTACTCAGATACGACACCACAACTAACGCAGACACACTACTAAACTCAAGTACACAAGTATTTAGAGAGAGATTCCAAGATGATGTCGCAGGAGCAACAGCCTCATTCCAAATAGCAATACCAGATCCTATCAGTGCATGTGTAGCACCAATCGGAGAATGGACTCTATTAGATACACAGACCATTACACTACCAACTGCATCAACATTTGCATTACTAGGAACAGGTGTAAACCCTTGTTCATATGATACACTCAATGTAAATCAATGGAAGTACACCATTAACTTGGACATAGAAGCACTAGTCGATACTGATGATTGGAATTGGCGTGCTATAAACATAGTAGACTATGATACTGTAACTAACACATCGACACAGATCAAATCATTAGGTCTAACTCTACTCGAAACATCAGGTTCTACTGAGACAGTTAACTGGACACAAGAGATTCAATTTGAGTGTAGTGGTACTGTCAGAGAGCTCAGAGTTTATTTAGGTGATTCAAGAGACACATCAGCTATTACTAATGCATTAGACATTACAGGTACTATTAAAAGAGAATACAAAACAGTAACACCATGATAGACACTAATATAGATGACATATTAGCAGAGCTTGATGAATTCACTACTGAGTTAGAGAATGTAACTACTACCACACTAAATCAGGTGGCAGCAGATCTACCATCTCAGTTGATCAGTGGATTAGAGAATGCAGGCAAGAATCTAAATAGACCTAATTCAAAAGGTTTACGTGGTAGTATACGTGCGTCAGTCAATGGCACACAAATTGATATTGGTATGAATTACTATGGATACTATCAGATATTCGGAGTTAGTGGTCAAGCTATCCCATTAGGTGTAGTCTCTAATGCTACTGCTTTTGATAATAAAGGACCTAATGATATATTTAAATTTTCAACTGCGAAGCAAGGTAGCATAGCACCAGCACCACAAGCTGCGAACACAATTTTAAACCTCTCTGATCTCATATCAGAAATAATAACAGAAGACATATAATATGGCATTCACATTAGCACAAACGCCAGCTGGTATAGACGCAGCATACGGACCAACGATATTTACAATCAACTATCCAGAGATGACAAATACATTCTTTGTATTAGAAGTATGGGATCAAGCTCCAGCGGTAGGTAACTCAGTACTTCTAGCAACTCTACACCAATCAAAGAACGCCAACAACGCAGCGATCTTCGATATACAAACAGTATTACAAAGTTATGTCTCGGTTGGTAAAGATGATGCAGATAGACTTGGAGGTTATGTGCCTACGACAGTGTCAGGTTCAACACAACCATTCGGATCTAATCAACCAAAGATACTATCAGATGCAACAAATGAATCTACTTCATACTATGTTAGAGCTGGTGTAACTAACTCTACATCAACATCACCAGAAAGTTGGAACCTCAGTAGTGGTCCATATCAAGTATTTAGTGGTGTTAAACCATGGTGGAACAGACAGTTTGATAAAAATGATCAAGGTTTGCCAGAAAACTTCTTTACACCAGAAGTTATAGGAGATACTGAAGGTATATACAATTGCACATATGTTAACGATATATCTAGACCACTGAGTGATAACCAAGATCGCTTGAGAATACAAGATTGTGGTTATGCATATCCAACAGCTATTGTAGATAATGTTATGATAGGTAGACACTATGTTGGTTTAGAGGACTACGCAACTAAATCATGGATTAATTCAGTGAGACTAGGTAACCCTGCTCCTGAATCATGGGTCAAAGGTATAGATGGATTCTATATAGTAATGTATAATGGTACTAGCGAACTCGCAAACCCAATTATTCCTAATTTCGTAGCGAATGGTGCAGGTCCTAACACAACTTGGAGAGAAGGTGTAGGACTCACATATCCATACTTCTTTACAACAATAGGATCAGGTCCAAAGAATTTAGAGCATGTCTACTTGACTAGAACAGATGGTTCAGCAGCTGAATTTGAGATTAATGATGATGATTGGACACACTATTGGATATATCCTGTAGTTGCGCAAGTTGATACACTAACACCTAATCAATGTAGTCAGACTATAGAAGGTGCTAATGTATATCCATTAGGTGAACCACAGTTATACATTAAAACAGAACCAGACTGTTTAGATTACGAACCAATGCAAGTTAGTTGGTTAAACAGATTTGGCTTTAGAGATCAATATGTATTTAGAGCAAAGAATACTAAAAAGATTACAACTAATAAAAACACATATCATACTCCATCATATAACCCTAGTGCAGCACTATGGGAATCGGATCCTGAGTATAGAGGTGAAACTGTTTATAGTTCTGTTAATGTAGTAGAGTTTACTGCAACTACTGGATATATTTCAGACGTAGACGCAAAAACACTCGAGTCACTGTTTACATCACCAGATGTTAGAGCAGAGATACCAACGAATTTACTGAATGATTTGCCTGGTTATGGAGCTGCATCTTTCGAAGCTGTTATTATAACTAACAAATCATATACACAAAAGACATACAGAAAGGATAAACTTTTCCAATACGAAATAAAGTTTAGACTATCTAATAACATACAAAGCCAACAAGGATAATATGATACAACTAAAAGTATACTCAGACACCACAAAATCAGATGCATACTATATTGATCTGTATGAAGAGTCCGCTATTAAACTAAACTTTAGTATAGAGGACATTACAAGTGCTGAAGCAAAGTCAGTATTTAGTAGATCATTTAGAGTTCCTGCGACTAGCAAGAATAATCTCTTTTTTAAATTTGCCTTCCTAATCGAAGACACTGATTTTGATGTAACTGTTAAAAAACCAGCAGAGCTCTATGTTAATGGTGTTATTTTTAGACAAGGACATGTTAGACTACAGAAGATCTATAATAATGTTACTAAATTTAGAAATGACTATGAGATCATCTTTTTAGGTGAAACCAGAGACTTCGCATCTGCAATAGGTGATGCCTCTCTATGTGACCTTGATCTATCTGATTTAAATCATATTTTAAATGTTGATAATGTTAGAGATAGTTGGAGAGCATATCCATCTAACAAAGCATGGAATGGTTTTACTATTATACCTACATTTACAGAGGGATTAAAAGATGGTCAAGTACTATATCCACTCATAGATCATGGAGATGTTAACCCACCTACAAATGCAGATCCACAGATCTCACTCGCAGGTCCACATAACTTTACTAATAATGATCTACCATTGGCAAGGTTTAAACCTATGGTTAGAGCAAAGACTCTAGTTGATGCTATATTTGCACAAACAAGTTACTCTATTGAACCAGGTGGTTTCTTTGATGAAAATGATTTTAAAAAGATATATGTTAGTGGATTTGGTAATACATCTCAGTTAGAACTTGATACGAGCCAAAGTAGTAATACATTTAGAGCAAATCTTTTTAACACAGACGGAGGACCAGGTGTCCTAGAGTTTGATACAGAATTTGATCCTGGTAATAACTTTAATTTATCTACTGGAGTATACACAGTGCCTGTCACAGGTACATATGAATTTCAGGCTTCTACAGATTTTACAGGTGATGTTGATTCAATAGGTCAAGGTTTTGGTGATATTGAATTACAAGTAAAATATGCAGGTACTACTATATGGGTATTAGATACTTCAGGTACTGGTAGTAATAATGGATATATCTCTGTTGGTAATGGTGGTAAAAACTATAATGTTGGTGATAAACTGAGAGCAGTCGTGTCTGAGCAAGGACCAAGCGGAGGTAGATGTCAAGATAATGAGTTTAAAACTCTCTCATCACCAGGTGAAGTTAATGTGTCTGCTCAATTTGATTGTGATTATAAACAAATAGATTTTATTAAAGATCTTCTAACTACGTTTAGATTAGTAATGGCACCAAGACGTGATGATCCAACAGTATTTATTATAGAATCATGGGGTGATTACATTGCAAGTGGTGAAATATATGATTGGTCTCAAAAAGTTGATTTGAGCTCAGATCTAATTATTGAACCTCTATTTGATACACAAACAGATATTATAATGTTTGATCACGAAGCTGATGAAGACTATATTAACAAATATCACAGAGATGCATACAAGTACACATATGGACACTTGGAGTTTGATAGTGGTAATGAGTTGTTAGTTGGTGAGAGAAAGATTAAAACTCAATGGGCTCCAACAGCTATTTCACAGATAGACGGTGGTGGATTTAATGGTTCATTTATTCTACCTAAACTAAAAGTATACGATACTATTGATGATGCGAATGGTGATCCTTTAACTATTGGTCTACCAATCAAACCTAAAACCAGATTACTTTACTATAATGGATTACAAACTGCAAGTGATGATTGGCAATTAGAAGGTAGTACGAGTTCTATAGGACTTTATCCATTAGTTAGTCCATATGAAAGATGGCCTTTGGTTAACTCTGGTAAAATATTATTATGGTTTAATGATGTTGCATATTGGGGTTCATTAGTGTCAGGCTTCCCAACTAATTTAGGAGTGTCTCTGTATAACGAATACTGGACTTCATATATTTCATCGCTATATAATAGAAACGCGAGGAGAGTCACTGGTACATTTATATTAGATGATCAAGATCTACGTAATTTTAGTTTCGATGATGTAATATTCCTAAATGGACACTATTATCAACCAGAAAAAATAACAGATGCATCAGTTGGTAAACCTGGTAAAGTTAAAGTACAATTAATTAAACTTCTAAATTATAACAGACCTATATAATATGAGACTAAACGACGAAGAATTCAATGCATATATGGAACCAGTATACGATTTAGATTGGACTGGTTTAGATCTAACTCTAGTTGCTGGCATAGTTAGTGGTATAGATACACAAGATATTGATTGCACAATAACTGGAGAGATAGATGATCAGAGATTAATGGAACTACTATGGGCAGTACAAGACCTAGGACCATTTGATATTAATTGGAGTGATCGCGAGGTTTCAAACCACTTTGATACGTATAGAATTAAAGTCTTTTTCGCATGGTCATATAAACCTAGAGAAGGTAGAGAAGGTCATCTCACTAAAAAGTTTATTAAAAAACCAACAACCAAACAAATAGAACGTAGGAAACGAGGTTTTGTGTATGGAGAGCCACTCAAGGTAATTCAAAATGGTACTAGAATATATTTGTAGATAGATGGCAGAAAAAACAGTAAAGATTACGTTTGAGGTTGATGGAATCTCCCAAACAGTAAATTCAGTAGATGATTTAAACGCGGCTTTAGGTAAAACTAAAAAAGCAACTAAAGAAGCGAGTGACGAAGGTTCTGCGCTTGGTATGTTAAAGGGTAAATTCGCAGGTATAACAGGTCCTCTAAAGGGTGTTGTTGCTGGAATGAAAACTTTAAAAGGTGCTATTATCTCAACAGGTATAGGTGCACTTGTAGTTGCATTAGGTAGTTTAGTTGCCTATTTCCAAAGTAGTGAAGAAGGTTCAAAGAAACTAGCAATTGCTACAGAAACACTAGGTATTCTATGGGGTAAATTAGTAGATCTTGCAGCAGGTTTAGGTGAATCACTAATGGCAGTCTTTTCAGATCCAGTACAAGCTGTCAAAGATCTTGGACAAGCCATAGTCGATAACGTAATAGAGAGATTCAATTCTTTAATGGAAGTTATTGGCTTTGTAGGTTCTGCATTTAAAAACCTATTTATGGGTGAATTTCAAGCAGCATTAGATGATGTTAAATCAGCAGGTACTGAAATGGTCGATGTGTTTACTGGTGTTGATAACTCTGTAGAGAAGATCGCTGAAACTGGTAAAAAGGTATTTAATGAAATTAAAACAGCAGTTGAAGAAGCAACAGTAGCAGCTACTAAATTAGTAAATACTACGAGAGCGATCAGAGATCAACAACAAGCCCTAGTAGTTGAGAATGCAAATCTAAATAAAGAATTAGAGACCCAGCAGAAAATAGCAGAAGATACTACATTAACCTATGATGAACGTAAAGCTGCATTAGAAAGAGTAGGAGAAGCACAGGTGAAGCTTGCAGAGAACATCGCAACACAAACAAGATTAGAAGAATCTTTATTACAACAAAGAATTGCACAAGAAGGTAATTACGAAAAGAGAGAAGAGTTAGAGACTCAATTAGCAGAAGCTACTGCTGGTAGAATTGAAGCAGAGACTGCATTAGAACTCAAAAAGCAAGATGCACAAAAGATAACAAGAGAATTAGAATTAGAAGAATTAGATAGAAAGAAAACTATTAGAGATCTACTTCAAGAAAATCAAGCTACTATAGAAGAGGATGCGTTTAACCAAATGCGCAACGAGTTGGATTTACAACAAATGAAAGCTCTCGAAGAACTAGAAAACTTGAAAGCAAGTGAAGCTGAAAAGCTTGCACTAAAGAAGTCATTTTCAGATAAAAAGAAACAAGTTGATAAAGAAGAAGTAGAGTTTAAAAAGATGCTTGATCAACAAGCAAAAGACGCTACATTAGCTACAGCATCTTCTGTATTTGGTACACTATCACAAATTGCTGGTGAAGGAAGTGCAGCTGCAAAAGCTTTTTCGATCGCTCAAACGACCATCGACACATATCAGTCAGCAAATGCTGCATATAAATCAGTTGTAGGTATACCAGTTGTTGGTCCTACTTTAGCACCTATTGCAGCAGGAGTTGCAGTAGCTGGAGGTTTATTATCAGTTAAAAAGATACTTTCTACAAAACTACCAGGAAACGCTGGTGGTAGCGGTGGAGGTGGAGGTGGTTCAATAACAGTGCCACAAGTTCCTGCATTTGATCCTAACGCAGCGCTAGATGCAGCAGCACAACAAACTGAATTAGACAATACTGTTGGACCTAATGATGGTCAACCAGTTATTAAAGCATTTGTAGTTGCAAGTGATATGACTAACCAACAAGAAGCAGATAGAAAAATAGACGAGCTCGCGTCACTCTAATATATAGATTATGAAGAAAATAATAGAATTATTAATTAGCAGTCCTGATTTTTTAGGAGATGATGATCAATTGTCAGTAGATACTATTAGTTTGGTAGAAACACCTGCTATAGGATACACATGGTTAGCGTTTGGAGAAGACGAGGAGAACACAAGAGAAGAATTCGAATCATATACTGACTATCCAGAAGCTGCGAAGAAGAATGCTCAGAGAGCTTTGAATTGGGCAAGAGAGAATGGTTGGGGTGATTGTTTAGAAGCTAGTGGTAAAGCAAGAGCAAATCAGTTAGCAAAAGGTGAACCTATCTCAGAAGAAACTATCGCAAGAATGGCATCATTTAAAAGACAACAACAACACAAAGATGTTCCATATACAGAAGGATGTGGAGGTATTGCATGGGATGCTTGGGGTGGAGATGCTGGAATTGAATGGGCTTCTAAAAAACTAAAATCTATTAGAGAAGAATTAGAAGATCAAATAGTTATTGCAGCAGAAGAGTTTGGTACTGAACATGATCCTGCTATGACCACATACATCAATGAACACGCATTTGAAGGTGAAACAACTATCTCTAACGTACTCGATTTAGTAGGAGGTTTAGATATATTAAAATCAAAAAAGGATCTGACAGAAGAGACGACAGAGGTTTTTAAATATGAAGGTACTATCTCTAGTAACTCTCGTAAATTTTGTAGAGCTATGGTTCAATTGAGTAGAACAAAGTACTTTACAGAAAAAGATATTGAAAGAATGGCAATTCAAACAGTTAACCCAGGATTTGGTTTAGGTGGTAGTTCTACATATGATATTTTTAAATATCTTGGAGGTCCTAGGTGCAAGCACGTATGGATGAGATATGCGATGACAAAGACAGAAGATGGTAGAATTCTACTAATCAGAAGAGGTAGAGTTGATCGACCAATGAATAATCGCACACTCAATGGTTATGATAGCAAAGAATCTAGACAAAAATCTTTACGAGGTTATTTATATAAAAATAAAGGCAAATTCCAGAAAGAATACAAATTTCAAGTAGTAGAAGGAGATCAACAAATAGTGGTAGCACCAGTAATGGTACCTAATAATTTAATCAGAAGACTCGGAGACGATAATGAAGAATACTATGTATATTTTAGTGAAGAAACTGTTAAAGAAATATCGGAAAAGTATTTTGCTGATGATCATACTAATTCTACAAATGTTAATCATGATGGGGACAATACTAAAGTTAATACAGTATTAGAATCATGGTTAGTAGAAGACAGTGAGTTAGATAAATCTAATCTATATGGATTTAACGTACCTGTAGGAACATGGATGATGTCTATGAGAATCAATGACGATGCTACTTGGAATATGATTAAAGATGGTCAACTTCGAGGCTATAGTGTAGAAGGTAACTTTTTAGAACTAATTAAATAATCAAAT